AAGCATCATTTGGAGTAGTATAATGATTTTTTTAATAACAAGATACACAATATATTCAAGGAAAAAAATCCTATATTAATTATGAAAGAACAAGACGAGGACACTAAAGAATATAAGTATAAAGCAGAATTATATATAGGAGGTAGCAGTGGAAAGTTAATTTACTTTGGTAAGCCAGTTATATATGATGAACATAGAGAGCATTATATGTTTCCAAACGAAGCAAGATTAAGAAACATGAGCTACGCGCTAACAATACATGTTGATGTAGAAATAGTTTATTATATTATGAATGAAGACGGAACATACGGAGAAACCAGATCGTTATTAGAAAAAATTTATTTAGGAAAATTTCCAATTATGTTGAATTCGGATTTATGTGTTTTAAATAAATTAGATAAGATTACCAAGTTTAACATGGGCGAGTGCAGAAATGACAAAGGGGGGTATTTTATTATTGACGGTAAAGAGAAAGTCCTCATAAGTCAAGAGAAATTTGCCGACAATATGTTATATATTAAGTCCAATTTTAATGACTTATATAGTCATTCAGCGGAAATCAGGTCAGTTTCAGAAGACGCATCAAAACCAATTAGAACATTAAGTATAAGAATAACGCGACCCGACACAAAACATAGCAATAATCAAATAGTAGTTAATATTCCAAATGTCCGCAAGCCTGTGCCATTATTTATACTAATGAGAGCATTAGGAATAGCAAGCGATAAAGAAATAATTAAGATGTGCTTATTAGATTTAGAAAAATATGAAAATTATATTTCGCTATTTATTCCGTCCATACATGATGCAGGAAACATTTTTAATCAGGAAGTGGCCCTGAAATATTTAGCAACACTTACAAAGGGAAAAACGCTGCCCCATATTTTGGAAATATTAATGGATTATTTATTGCCGCATATTGGCGAAACCAATTTTATTGATAAGGCCTTTTTTATTGGTCATATGGTGAAAGAACTATTGCAAGTTTATAAAAACGATAAGAAGCCCACCGATCGCGACTCCTTTAAATACAAAAGAGTTGAATTGGCAGGAACACTTATTTATGATTTATTTAAAGAATATTATTCATTACAACAAAAACACATATTTCAGAAAATAGACAAAGAATATTACTATAAACAAGGCATTTATCAGAAAGATTTTATTAGCTTAATTGAAAATAATTATTTAGAATACTTTAAAGAGCGTATTCTGGAAAATGGATTTAGAAAAGCATTTAAAGGAAATTGGGGATCAGAAGCGCATACAAAACGTCCGGAAGTCGTTCAAGATTTAAATCGATTATCGTATAATTCTTTTTTATCACATTTACGAAAAGTTAATTTGCCTCTCGATTCGAGCGCAAAAGTAATCGGTCCGCGTCTATTGCATTCATCTCAATGGGGAATAATAGACCCTGTTGATACGCCCGATGGTGGAAATGTAGGCCTACATAAACACATGTCATTAGGTTGTTTAATAACTAGCGGATACTCAGGCAAAGCAATTATTGAGTTATTGAGAACCGTGTTTTTTATGGAATTATTGAGCGAATGTATTATTGAATACATAGCTCACGCAACAAAAGTATTTGTAAATGGCGCATGGGTCGGTATTGTCACAAAGCCGCTAGAAGTCATAGATTTGTTGAAAAAATATAGACGTATTGGATTAATACCAATTTATACAAGCATTAGTTGGGCAATTAAGGAAGATAGCATTTATATTTATAGCGACTCGGGTAGATTAACTAGACCACTATTTTATTTAAATAGCAATAGCAATAAACCATGTTATGAAAATGAGTTTATATATAATAAATTACTGTCCAATGACTTTACTTATAATGAGCTATTAATTGGATTTAATAAATTCAAAACCTATGATTCGGAAAAAAAGGAAAACACGTTTAGCGCGTCTGATGTTATTCGCTCTAACAATGTGTTTTTTAACTTAGGTGATTTATATGATCGTCCAAACGTAATAAGTATAGAAAACGCGTTAGATAAGTTAATGGAGAAAGCCGGTATTATTGATTATTTAGACACAGCCGAAAGCGAAACCACTTTAATAGCGACATATAGTGAGCAAATCACTAAATTTACAAGTCACTGCGAACTTCATCCATCGCTATTATTGGGTATTATGGGAAATCAAATTGTATTTCCCGAAAATAATCAGCTACCACGAGATCTTTTTTCATGCGGGCAGAGCAAGCAAGGCGTAAGTTTATACAATACAAATTATCAAAATAGAATTGATAAAATGGGAGTTGTGCTAAATAATGGTCAAATACCATTAGTAAAAAGCCGTTATTTAAAATATATTTACAATGAAGAGCACACTTATGGAGTAAATGCAATTGTAGCAATTGGAAGTTATGGAGGGTATAATGTTGAAGATTCGATATTATTTAACGAAGGGTCAATTAATCGCGGTATGTTTAATACAACATATTTTAATATGTATGAGGCGCGCGAAGAAAGCACTAAAGTTGCCGGATCAAATATAGACTCTCGTTTTGTCAATATTGAAACTAAAAATGTTATAAATAAAAGACCGGGTTATGATTATTCACAGTTAGATGACAACGGATTAATACGAGAAAATACTCCTTTAGATGACAAAATAATTGTTATTGGTAAGGTTACAACAAATATAAGTAATCCTGATACCTTTAGCGATGCATCAATAAGTCCTAAAAAAGGCCAATTAGGTTATGTAGATAAAGCGTTTATAACTGAAGGCGAAGAAGGATTTAGAATAGCAAAAATTAGAATTAGGGAAGAGCGATTACCTGCTCAAGGAGATAAATTTTGTAGCCGTTGTGGGCAAAAGGGGACTGTTGGGCTAATTATTCCTGAGGAAAACATGCCTTTTAATGCCGAAGGAATAAGACCCGATATAATAATTAATCCGCATGCCCTTCCTAGTCGCATGACTATAGGCCAACTTGTAGAAACATTGATGGGAAAAGCATGTGCGTATTATGGTGGGTTTGGTGACTGTACTGCATTTGTTAATAAAGGATCAAAACATGAAATATTTGGCTCTTTATTGAGAAATATAGGTTATAGTTCAACCGGTAACGAATTAATGTATAGTGGTGAAACAGGGGAGCAATTAACAATGGAATTTTTTACTGGACCTTGCTATTATATGCGCCTTAAACACATGGTAAAAGACAAAATAAATTATCGCGCTCAAGGACCAAGAACAATGGTAACACGCCAAACAGTTCAAGGGCGCGCAAATGATGGTGGTTTGCGTATTGGTGAAATGGAGCGTGATGGTATTATTGCTCATGGGGCAACATCATTTTTAAAGGAGTCTATGTTGGATCGCGGAGATGATTATTATGTGGCAATATGTAACACTAGCGGGACAATTGCTATATATAACGAGACCAAGAATATATTTATTAGCCCCTTTTCAGATGGACCTCTCAAATTTTCTGAAAATTTCGAAAATACTATGAATTTGGAAGTCATTTCCAAATATGGCAAGTCGTTTAGTATTGTTCGTGTTCCTTATAGTTTTAAACTATTAATACAAGAGTTGCAAGTAATGAATATTCAAATGCGTATTATTACGGAAGACAATATAGATCAATTAACATCCATGAATTATGCTAAAACAATCCAAAATTTAACGTTAACAAAATTATCATTAAAAGAAGAGCAAGACTATAATAAAAAATATGATGGCAAAATGTTGCAGGCTAAACCTAAAACAACAAGACAAATAATTGCGCAAGAAGCCGAGCCTTTAATGATTGATTTGGACAAAAACGGACCTATTATAAGCGATAGCAAAGGCGAAGGCGAAGGTGAAGGTGAAGACGAAGATGATAATGATGGATTAAGTCAAGTAACTATAGATTCCATAAAACGCGCCGAAGATGAATTTAGCAGATACCAAGATTTAGATGACTACGACGGCGAAGACGAAGAAAGAGAGCCTATTAAAATAGGAGATGTAGTAAATAATGATGAGTTAGGAATAGAAAATTTGAATAATGAGAAGCAAGAGCAAACGCAAACGCAAACACAAGATCAAACACAATCTATTGTAGCCCCACCTATTGAAAAAGAACCTGTATTAGAAAATATAACAACCACATCACCTGCACAAGATGAAAAAGCAAATGTTGAAAAAAGTGGAAATATGAAAACTATAGTTATTAATAATCAATAATAACATTTAACATGTAACATATAGTATTTGATATTTAATATTTAATATTTATTTAACTTTTTATAAATTATAAGTTAAATAAATAAATAAATAAATAAATAAATAAATATGTGGCCTATAGTAAGAGAGGTTGCGTTGAATAAGTTATAATTATTAAGCCCAATATGATAAACAATAATATTAACGGTAATAATACTAAAAACCATGAAATCTCTCTATATCCTGCCTTACATAACGAATTTAATATAAAAGTCCAAAATAATATATAAATAGCTTTAAACACAAACACCATAAACGTATTTGGTAACTCACATTCATAATACCCTATACAATATTTTGTAGTATTGCCAAAATTTTGAATTGCTATTACTGTAAAAATCAATACAGATATAAATAAATAAATAAAAGCCGGAGTACATAAATTTTTAAAATCATTTGAATATTTATTCAAATATGCCATACTATAATTTATAGCAACAAAAAAATATATTAAATATTAATTTATAATTTATTAATTAATATTTAATATTTATTAATTTAACATTTATTATAAAGTCAAATATTATTATATTGTCAAATTATTTCCTAAATAAGGTTGATCAGTAGGATCTTGGCTTGGAACAGCAGGATACCCATTTATACCATTATATGTACTTGTACCAAAATCTTGAATTTTCTGAAAAACATCAGTTAGTGTAACACTACCTCCATACATGCTATTTTTGTTATTAGAACATCCGATTTGTTCTCTGTTTACTATATATTTACTCTTTGATAACAACCTCTCTTTTTCAAATTTATTACGCAATTCTTTTATTGTCTTAATGTCTAAGTTTTTAAATCTAGCCTCTATTTTTCTATTTATTTTAAAATTAGACGCTCTCTTATTTGTACGTTTCTTTTTATCTTGTTTAATATATTTCTTACGTCTTTTTTTTGTATATTTATTCATAATTTATAATACTATATAAACTATAAATAAAATAAAATAAAATATAATAAAATAAATATATAAAAATAGGAAAAAGAGTGAAAAAGAACAGAGAGAAAGAAAAAAGAGAAAAAGGAAAAAAAC